TGTCATAATCTTTATGACCATCTTCATCTTTCAAATAACAATCTTCCTTGGTGTAAATCCATGCAGCACAGTATGCATCTTCACCCTGTTGTTCGATCAGTTTGTTGACTCGATCTTGGAGTTCTTTGAGAGTGTAGTTCATCAGTTTGAAGGAAAATTACGGCAGACAGCATCACACAAAATCTTCACAAGTTCACCATCATAGTTGACATCGTACTCTGCAAAGTAATCAGTGATGATACAATCAATGTCCTCCATCAGTTGTTCCCTTGCCATCAGGATTAGGAGTTTGTTGTACTCTTGATGTTGTTGAATGTCAGTCATAATCAGTTAGAAGAAACGTGAGAGACAGTATAACGCTTGTAAGAAACTTGATAGTATTTCAGTTCCTCACCGATGCGATTAACAAGATTGTTTAACTGACGCTCAAGTCCTTTGTTAGACTTAGTAGCACTCAGTTTGCGACGTTCAGTGATAGTAACTACATCTCCATTGGGTTCGATGCGATCAACTTCGATCAGGTAAGTGTTGTTCATACTACTAGAACACTTTAGGGGCCCCCTGTTTGTGTTAGAGTCCGTTTATATAATCAGCAAGAGCATCGTTATACTCTTCTTCAGTATTAAAAACTCGACCGTGAATAGTGCGAGGATAGTTAGACTTAACACCAGCAGATGCAACCATTCTACAATCTGCTTCGTCGTAACCCATCTCAATTAGGGTTTGGACATAAGGATTAAAGTGTGTCATTTGTGTTAATTTATCAGTTCAGAAGTGCGGAAACTTTGTCATACAATGCAGAAACATCTACACCTACAATTTCACTCACTTCGTCCCAATCATCATGAAACTCAATCAGTGCTAGAAGTGCTTGAATGTCTTCCTGTGTCATTTGTGTGTCGTTCATACTATAGTGGCACTTTAGAGGTGAGTAACTTTAATTCTCTACAGAAATCAGTGATGGTTGTACTCCACTTGAAGTAAAGTTACGATACTCTGCAAACAATTCTCCTTGAATAATGGGACGAACATCATCAGTCAAATCAAGAGTTTTTTCGTGATGTGATAAATTAAGTTCTGTCCTCAAAACTTTCTCAATCTGATCAACTGAAATATAAGTTACAGTACCAGAACCTTTAGGATGTCCTACAGTTCTTTTGATGCGATCTCCATCAATAATCAATTCACACCATCGACCAGATTTAGAAGTGATTTTCATTTGGGATTGGACCTTACACTGTAGGAACACTTTAGAGGACCCCTGTTTCAGTTACCATCGTTGAGAATCGTATCGTTCGGCATCCCATCCGTTGCGATAGTATTCTTTTCGATCATAATCTTCCGCGGTCATATAATCATCGTGCTCACAATCTTCACAATGGTAAGCATCAAACTTTGGCAAGAAATTGCCAGTATAAAATGATGTCATCATGCTGCTAATGTGTAGTAAGTTCCGTTTGCTTTGTTCAGTGCAATTAGTTTTTCCTGAATGTCAACTACATCATCAGTTATTTCATCAATGTCAACAATCTCCCAATCATCTAATCGAATTGCACCCGATTCACTCACAGGAGTATAATACAAACACCCCTCATCATCAATCGAATATGCACTCTTAAAATCAGCAGTTGTGTAGATAATCACTTCACTTCCTCCATCATATCATTCAGAGTTTCTTCATCATAAAGATCAAGGATCTCTTCTTTGATCTCTTCTTCAGTGCATGATTGATAAGAATCCATTAACAAATCATGTGCTAATTGCATCAAGGTATCCATATCCATATCATCAATAATCTTCTCACAATAGTTAAACTTGAATTGTTGAAGTTGTTCGGTAGTCATTGTCATTTTGCTTGTGGGATTAGGAAGGGAAATCATTTCAAAACGTGACGATAATCAATGGACTTAATACACCAACCAGATGCACTTGTGATCTCTTCAACTAGATCATCTCCATCATCTGCTTCCCAAAATGTACCAATGTAGTCTTCATAAACTTCACTCATTTCCACCTCAGTCATGGGATGGAGAGCATCATCGAAATCAAACTCAATTTCAGTAACTTGGAATTGCATCTTTTGTGGTTGAATGAATTGCTTAATCAATGACACAAATTAACAAGCACAAGGGAAGTATTCTTGAGGTTCAGTCAGGAAATCTGTCACCTCATAGTTAAGATCAAGACGTGCATTGACAGTCTCAATCATTTCTTTCTTGCTCATCAATCGCATCGACTTGGTTTGCTCATCTCCCATAAACTTGAGAGTATAAACAAACTTATCGGTGAGAATGTTGTGAGGACGAAACTCAACAACCATTGCACGAGATTGTCCTTGAGAAGTCAGTTGCATTGGTGAAAAACCTTTGACTCTTTAAGAATACAGGAAATTGATGCTTGTGCTCATTTATTGTGCCACTAATACATGTGGCACACATTGTTTATACTCTCAGTTGAACTTTGCTGTCACTCCTATCACTTTTGCATTAGGATTTCGTGCTTGTGCTGTTTCTCTTGCATCTTGGTAGTTTTTGGCATACACTTCCTCAGTGAATACTTTGCCAGCAACATACAATTTAACTTCGCATTTCATTGGGGGAATTGATACTCCTTGATGTCTGAATCGTAATACTTCTGAATGATAGAATCAATCACAGAATACCAGGGTTCGTTAGCACTAGGATACCCACATTCTTGTACATCACGAAGAAACTTAAGGATGCAAGTTTCCTCGTCTTGAGTGAACTCAACTCGGTTCAAAGTGTAACCAGTGTTCATCAATCGTCTCCGAAGTTGTTAGTCAGAAAGTCTTCAAGTTCTTCTAGTTTGCTATCACTTAAAGAGCACACATACTCATTGATGATAGTAGCAAGAAGGTCAGAATCTTCCTTGCATTTCTCATACATGAACTGTTCAAGTTCCTCACCAGTAGAATAACGAAGGTCAGTCATGAGTTTCAGTTAAGGATGTGACGATAATCAATGGACTTGATACACCAACCAGATGCAGATGTAATCTCTTCGACTAGATCATCTCCATCATCTGCCTCCCAAAATGTACCAATGTAGTCTTCATAAACTTCACTCATCTCCACCTCAGTCATGGGGTGGAGAGCATCATCAAAGTCGAACTCGATTTGTGTAACTTGGAATTGCATGTTGATCACCGAATGTAGAGGAAAGAACCGTATTGATCACAAGCATCAGGATTATCTGCCAGTTGATCAATATAGAATCGAATACCCTTTGCTGGTGCTTTAACCGATGCAGGTTTGTAACATGCACCAGTGGTATTGTCCACAAACATATAAGCAGAACGACCACGTTGACGAACACCACCAGAAACCAAATAAGTCATCAGTTTGGTGTACTTACGACCGACTTCTGCTTCAACTTGGTAATAACAAGAGTGACCAGATTCAATGGAATTAACTTTCCACTCACTGTTCAGCACTTCGATGAGTGCATCAGTCAAAAATTGAGGTTTGGTTTGAGTAATCGTCATGGGTGCGATTCCTTTGACTCTTTAAGAATACAGGAAATTGATGCCACCAGGGGGATTGGTGGACAGTTCAATCAACTGGCACACTGATGTTTCGCATTGTTAAAGTTTGCATGAGAGAATTGCTCACGATTAACGAGTTTGAACATACCAAACTCATTCATGCGAACATAACCCTCACCACCACATTGTTCGTTGCCGATGTATGCTTCGGGACCGTTATTGCGACACAGGTAGAGCATGTCCTCCTTGATTGATTTGATCAGAAACCAGTAACTAATCAACAGAGAGTTGTTGAACGTTTCAGGCACAACTTCGAGTCCTTCACGAATACAAGCATTAAGTTGCTTCTTCAATTCAGTTGCTTCCTTCTCATTCACGAAAGTAACCAACTGGGACATCTGTCGTGCAAAACCAACAATCTCAGAGAAATCTTCATCGAGTTGCCATGCACGAGGTTGCACGAACTTGCAGATCTCAGTGTCTTCAAAGATCTCCATGTCCACCATGTCATTGATAACATAGCAGTCCTTCATCTCATCATCAGTTGCATACAATGTGTGTGGTGCAATGATAATGTTCTGGTCAATTATTTCATCAAAGACATAAGTAATCGTATTGGGGCAAAAAGTATCATCACCACCAAAACCAATAAAATCACCTTGAACAATCCCGTCGAAATTGGGAAGGCAATCAAAACAGTGGTGTAAAATATCAGCAACAACCCCAGAATGGTTGCGATCAATGTCATCGTGCGTTTCATTGATTTTGATCTTTACTTTATTGAAGACAGATTTTGTGCCGACAAAGAAATTACCAGTGGCAGGATTGGTGCCCCAAACAATAGCAGGGGAACCGTCAATCTTCACGGAAAGATCACTCTCAGCAAGGAACCAATCCAGGACAGTGAGATCACCAGTCAGAATAGAATCT